GGTAAACGAGCCAAGTGCAGCTTGTAATAACCCAATGGAACCAGTAATGGTCTCGGTTGACTCTCTTGCGAAGTTGCCGGCATACTGTTCGGTTTTCTCTAAAAACATCTGCATGGCAAGCTCGGCCTTTTCGGCATTGGTTGCGCTATTCCATGCAAAGTCCAGTCCTTTTGAAAGAGCATAAGCTTCAATGGTTGTGGCGTTCATGGCAACACCCAGATTATCCATCATGGTAAAGTTGCCTTTTGCCGCTCCAGTAACCGCTTCCATGGCAACAGACATATCTATACCCATAACGGATGCCATATCTGCTGCGCGTTGCATAGCTTTTTCTGTCAGTTCAAGGCTTTTTTGCTGTTCAATGCCAGAGCCTTGGAACAGTGCTCCCATTTTATTAGCCGTTGCCAAATACTCACTTTGGGAAATTCCGAGATTTCTATAGGCTTCTTCTCCTGTTTTCTGGATACGTTCAGCATATTCTCCAAACACGGCTTCTGAACCGCCGAGGTTTTGCTCAAGCTCTCCGAACTGCTGCACGACATCTTTACCCAGCTTGATGGCAGCCACTGCAACAGCGCCAATCGCCACACCGATGCCTTTAAGTACGCCACCGAATTTCTCGAACCTACCACCGGCATCTTCTGCACTCTTACCGGATTCGTCTAATTCATCACCGAGTTTATCCGCTTCGATGGTGGACTGTTTAAGTTCGCGCTCCATCTCGTTGAGCTCTGCTTGTGCCTTGTTTAACTGGATTTGCCAGTTTTGGGTGCGGCGGTCATTTTCGCCGAATGAGGAGGAGGCATTGTCAAGCGCAGCCTTAAGGGTGGAAATCTTATCTTTCTGTGCATCGATTTCTTTATTCAGCATAGCGTTTCGGGCGGTGACCGCTTGCACAGACTTATCGTTTTTGTCAAACTGGCTGGTGACAAGCGTCATTTCACTGCCCAGCACTTTGAAGGTTTGATTTATGTCACGAAGCGCGCTCTTAAATTCCTTTTCGCCCTCGACGCCTATTCTTAAACCGAAATTGTCTGCCATTTAAAACACCTCCTCCTTCAAAAAATTAGATGCCATCAGGGATAACATCTTCGATAAACAGTTCGCGCTTTGGTTTGGTCATTCCAAGGAACTGGCGATGGCATTCCCATAGATCCAGCAATTGTCCAATTGGGGTAAGCCACGTTTCCTCTTCGGAGCGATTCAGATGAACCGTACCGTAATATAAAAGTCGGGTAAACAACTCATCGTCGCTTACCCGACCTCTGTGTTTTTTGGTTCGCCATCCTCGCTTTCGATGTTACGAGCCGTCCCTTTGAACATCGCCTCGGTAATTGCCGACTTATACTCCGCCAGTTCAAGTGGCGAGGTGAGCAATTCCACTTCTTCCTCGGTCAGCAAATCTTTCGGTTTTTCCTTGTTCCGTAGGTTGTGTATTAGGATGGACTGGTTAGCAAGTAGCGTAATCAGCCAAATAATCTCATCCAGGGCCATTTCGAAGTTTTCTGACTTCATCAGCTTGTCACCCAAGTTTTCCAGTCCGCCGTAGCGTTTGGCGATTTCTTTTGTAGCACGTGTGGTCAGAATTAATTCATACTCTTTGCCGCCGATGTTGATGGCGGCGCTTCTCTCGTCTGCCATTGCTTTAGGCCTCCTTCGTTACGGTGATGGTGTAGGTTTTGGTTGCGGTGCCGTTCGTGACGGTGACCACGACCACATTTTCGCCCTCTTCCCAGGTGATGGCAGAACCGCCCTGTACGGTTGTACCGTTCGCCGTAATAGCGACAGACGCATTCTCATCCGCCGCCGTTGCCGTGATGGTGTTGGTGGCATTCGAGGTGGTTGCGGTATAGGAAGTGACCGCAGCCGAGAAGGTCGGAGTAAGGGTCAAAGAACCGAGCGAGAGTGCCGAGAGGTTGGTGTTCGGCACATTGAAAGAAGGCTCATATACCGCTGTATACCAACCGTTGATCACACCTTGTGGCACATCCGTATCATCTTCGTTAACTTCCGCTTTCCATGGATTACGACCATTACCGTCCGGTTTATTGCGGCGGAAAACAGTACCTTCAATGCTTGGCGTGGAAAAGGTGATACTATCACCCTTGGTGGCAAGATTGGTGGATGGAATGCTGAACTTCACGCGGTAAATCCAGAAGTAGCGGTACTTACCATTCGCTTTTTTTGCCCTGAATCCAATAGCGACAGGCTCGCCACCATCCCCTGAAGCAGAGATAAGAACGCCGTTTTCATCTATGGTCGCTCCTGTCAGCTTTGCAGCGACGGTTTTTCCGATGTCATCCACACCAAGGGTAAGCGTACCGCTTTTGAATTCCTTGATGGTATCAGCGGCACCATCGTCCGCCCAGAGTGTTCCTTCCGCAAGTTCGATTGATAGTTCGGCTGAGATTGCCTTTGCCAGCATTACCGGGGTGCCATAGGTTTCGTAACCCGTAGCAGAATCTTCGGTGATTGGTGCGTAGTAGAGTTTATCAAGCCCAATTGTAGCCATGTTAAATTTCCTCCGTTTCGTATTCTTTCGCCACATCAATGGCGTAGTGGTGATAGCCGGTATCATACTCGTATCCGATATACCGGCGGTCGGTAATAACAAAATCAGCCTGTAGGAGCATCATCACAAGCTGATTCTTTCTTTGTAAATAGTTGTTTTTGCAGAACAGCGAGATTCTGACTTCGTTTATATCCGCAAGCGGCTTATTATCTCCGTAAACGGCAAAGGTGTCAGTAAGCGGGGTCAGTACCAGGTATTCATCAGGAGGTACTCCGCTGAAGACGCCTGTTTCAACAGGTACGTTTGCGGCTTCAAACAGTGTGTTCAGTTCCGATAATATGCTCATAGTTTCTCTATCTCACTTTCCAGCTTTTTGCTCATAGCCTCAATGCAAGCACCTCTTGAACTGCGTTTTGCAGGTTTCAGAAAAGGCTTCGGAGGCTGGCCATGCTTTCCGTATTCGAGGACGTTGGCAATCTTGGCATTGCTGCCACCGTCAGAACGCGGTTCTGCAAAGCCTATATGCACGTTGAAATTACCATCTCTGTCTATCTTTGCCGGAGATATGCCAAGCGCAGATTCAAGTTCTCCGGTGGAACGGCTCTTAAACTTTGTGTTTTTACCGACCACAGAGGAAAGGTTGCATTTTACCTTGTCGTATACGACTTCGGCACCGGCTTCAAGAACCTTCGGTATAATCTCATCTGTCTTATCAGCCAACCTTGATACTTTGAGCAAGAATTCCTCCGGCATTTTGAAATCGACCCTAGCCATCAGCGCTCACCGCCAATACTTCAAGATACATTCCTCGGCCCTTTACATTTTCGACCGAGTATATGTTGTAACGCTTGCCATCGCAGACGATAACATGGCGGTTGTGAAGAGCAAGTCCGGGAATCGTGCGTAGACGGAACAAGGCATTCACTTCATCTGACTGTGCCATGTTACGCCACTTACGCCACTTTCCCGTAGAGTTTTTCTGTTCAAAATACGCCCTGACTGACGCAATAACTGTATCGCCGTGGCTGACAAAACCGTCAACATCCTTCGTGGATTCGGTTGAGACAATATCGATAAATGTGTTCATTTTCCCAAAGCTCATACAATCCACTCCTTGTTAAGTCGCAGCAAGCGGTCTACTGTGTCCCAGACCTGTTTTGCTGCCTCCACGTTATCACCGAAAAAGCCGCCTGTGCTGCCGTCCCTGCTCTCGTAAAAATGCGAAACCAGCATAACCACCGCCTGCTCGGTGGTCGGTGGCATCGCTTCGGTGGTGTAAAATCCGTCTGGTAGTTTCTGTATCCGCTCGGCATATGAGATTGCGGCGGTTATAAAACCTTCTAAAAGCAGGTCGTCCTCGCTGTGTTCCAATATTAAGTTCTTTTTAACCTTCTCTAAAAGTGTCATATAACCGCCTCCTAAATTATTCGCCCTGTTCGGGTTCGTCTGCCGCCATCAATCCTGCTGTTTTGAGTGCCGCTAACAGTGCGTTGAAGTCTGCTAATAGCGACTCAACCGTTGCCGCTTCGCTCGCTGGCATATTCGCTGCAACGGGAATTTCGGGGACAACGGGGTATGTGGGAACATATAGCTTGTTATCTGTCCCAATCTTAACTTCGACTGTGTCCGTTTCGCCTGCTGTGTCTGCAATAATGCCGCCCAACGCTTCGCCAGTTGCGGCTGATAACGGTAAATCTGCTGGGTATGTGGGTACATATAGCTTGTTATCTGCTCCAATCTTAACTTCGACTGTGTCCGTTTCGCCTGCGGGTGCTGCAACAACACAACCTAAATCATCAGCTGTCGCTGGCGAAAATGGCAGGTCTGCTGGGTATGTGGGTACATACAGCTTGCCGTCTGTCCCAATCTTTGCTTCTACGGTATCGGTCGCTGGTGTTCGGGCGGCTGCTTTTACCGCTCCCAACTTATTTGCCGTTGCCGCTTTGACAAGCCCTGTAACTGTGGCATTTTCGGTTACTACCAATTCGCCATCGATTACAAGTTTGCCATCGATTACAAGCTTGTCTCCGCCCTGCTCCATGTAATTTTTAGTGTTGTAACTCATTTTCTACCTCACGCTTTCATTTTGAGCAACTTAACCGCTTCGGGCAGTGTAAGCTTGCCGCCAACACGCTGTGTTGCCTTAAATCCAACCATATCGTTTTCTGCGTAAAGTTCGCCCAAACGCTTGAATGTTCTGCCAACTCTGTCAACAATGCGGTATTTGCTGAAATCACCGAATGCGATAACAGGCTTGCCTGCTTCAATAGTAGGCATTGCAGAGCTGGTGTAAATGGGGTAATTCAATAAGCGGTCGGGCTCGCCGCCTGCCAGTGCTGCCTGCCACAAATATTGACCGTTGCCATCCTTTAGCTTGCGAATAGCCTTAACGGTTGCATCGTTCATCAAAAATGCAGCATTCTTGCGGTATGCTGCTTTGAGCGAATATACAAGGTCTATCAGCTCGTCTGCTGTGATTGCTGTTGCGCTGTTTGTTGTTACGCCAACCTCTGCACCCTCTGTTGCGTGGAGTAAGCCTGTGGGTTTGCCGTCGACATCACCATTGATAAAAGCGTCCTCCTCCGCGGCCCCGAACGCCTTGGCATAATCGTCTGCTACCATTTGTTCAATGTTCACAAAGCTATCGTTGAGCAGTTCCTCCGACACCTGTATAATCGTTGCCAATTTATGTGCCTTAATCGAAATCTGGTCGAACGAGAGTGTTGTTTTTTCTATTTTCGCCTTTTCGTCCGTCCACTCTGCGCCGGTGTTGTCCTTCCTAACTGCGATTTTCAACTCGCCCGAGCTGGTCTGTGTAGTCGTCGCAAGCGTTCTGAAAATATTTTCATCTTGCAATTTCTCGACGAGTGTCTTTTCGAACTCGTCCGCAACTAAATAGCCGCCTTCCTCTAATTCGAGGGTGTTCAAATCCTCCTGCAGGTTCATGCCGCGCATCACATTCCAGAATGCTTCCCGTTTCCTGTCCTTTGCAGGCTCTGCTGTCTGCCCTGGCATAACTGTAATAGGAGTGTTGGCGGGTGCGTTTAATGCCTTTTCTCTTTCTGCCATTCTCTCCAACCTTTCTATGTTTTCTGTTAGTGCGTTAATCTCGGCTTCCATCTTGTCGTATGCCTGTGCATCTTCTGCGGAAATGTTTCCGTCTGCGTCCGTTTTCGCAATTAGAAACGCCTTTGCGGCTTCCCATTTCTCTGCACGTTGTGCGCGTAATTTCATAATCTGTTCCATAACTCCTCCAATGCTTTTAATGTTTTAGTTTGTTCAGCCGCTCCATAATCGGTGCAGCTTTGATTTTTTTTGTATGTTCATCAAGCGGTAATTTATTGAGCAGGCAATTCAAAACCGCTCTCTGACTATAAGAGTAACTGTTTTCGGTCTGCGGCTTTTTGCTGTCAAACAGGACCGCATCCGCAAACCCAAGTTCTATGGCTTTGTTGGCATTCATCCATGTTTCGGCATCCATGAGTTTTGCTAGCTTGTTTCGTGATAGCCCTGTTTTGAGCTCATAGGCATTGATGATGGATTCCTTTATTTCCTCCAGCATGGCGATGGCTTTCTCCATCTCCTCTGTATCGCCCATCGCAATTGCCCATGGATTATGTATCATCATCAAAGCAGTCGGCGACATTAAAACCTCGTCACCCGCCATTGCAATAACGCTTGCTGCACTCGCCGCTATGCCATCAATCTTGACGGTTACTTTGCCGTCATATCCTTTTAACATCGTGTAAATACGGCTTGCCGCAATGCAATCGCCGCCGGGTGAGTTTATCCAAAGTGTTATATCGCCTTTGCCTTTCAGCTCGTCCGCAAATTGCTTTGGTGTAACTTCATCGCCTAACCAACTTTCCTCTGCGATTACACCATCAATGATTAGCGTTCGTCCGCCTGTGTCGGCGTCCGTTTGCCAGTTCCAAAATTTCTTATTTTTCATAGCCTGTCCTCACATTTTTATTTTCATTTTTTTGCAAATGCCCCCGCATCTTTCAGCTGTGTTGTTGAGCCGTTGACTAAATACAAGTCGCCACCCTCTTCTGCCGGAATGCGGTCGAGGTTTTCAAGCTCACGGATATCGTTTGCTGACATCCAACCGTTCTGTCTGCCAACTGCGTATCCTGCCATACGGCTCGCATAATCGCCTCGCAAAAGTCCGTCAACGTTGAATTTGACAAAGTGCGTTCTTTTCTCTTTTTCGTTGAGCAACCGCCTTTGAATTCCCTGCTCCCAGCGGATAAGCCATGGGTTGAGGGTGTATTTCACAAATTCCAGTGACTGCTGCTCGATGTTGGAAAACGAGGATTTCTCCAAGTCAGCCAACATATGAGGCGGCACTCTGAATATTCGGGCAATCTCGTTTATTTGGAACTTGCGCGTCTCTAAAAACTGTGCGTGTTCTGGCGACAAACCTATCGGCTGATACTTCATGCCTTCTTCAAGCACAGCCACACGATGCGCGTTTTTCGGGCCTTGGTAGGCAGCATTCCAGCTTTCTTTGACCTTTTGCGGGTCCTTTAGGGTGCCTGGGTGTTCAAGTACACCGCTCGGCGCTGCTCCATTTGCGAAGAATTTGCTGCCGTATTCCTCTGTTGCCATTGCCAATCCCACGGCATTCTTTGCCATTGCGATAGGTGAGTACCCGACTAACCCATCAAAGCCCAGGCCGGGAATATGCAAAACTTCGTATGACGATAATACTTGTTTCCCTGCCTTGCCGCCGTCCTCCGCTTTTCGATCGTATTCGTAGTAAATCTTGCCGCTCTTATCCCTGCCAACTGTCACTCGATTCGCCATAAGCGGGTACAGTGCAATGACCTCGTTCTTGCCGTTTCGTATAATCTGCGCGTAGGCATTGCCCCACAACAGCAAGTGTGTCATGAGCGTTTCACGAAAAGTGAAGCTTGTCATTTCGGGGTTCGGCTCGTCATGCAACAAGAAATACAGCGGGTGTGCTGTGTCTTTTTCCTTGCCTTTGTCGGTATACTTATATAAGTGCAATGGCAAACCTGCCACCGCTTCAGACAATATGCGAATGCAGCAATATACCGCTGTCATTTGCATTGCGGTAGTTTCAGTTACCCTCGCCCCTGCGTTCGTACCGCCAAATACAAACCTATAGTGGCTGCCGCTTGTTTCGTTTTTAGGCTTGTCCCTTGCCTTAAATATTCTGCTTAATATTCCCATAAAATTCCCCCTTTGAATTAAAATACGAGAAGCCCTCGCTCATCGTAAACGGATGGTGCCGGTTTTGCTCCATGCCGTATTGCGCGGTCAAGTGCCATAATCGTGGCAACTGCTCCGTCAATTTTTTCTGTTGACTTTTCCTTGTCAGGCTTTATATTGCCTGCAGGGTCTTTTCGTATGAAAATGTTGTCCATCATCCAACGCAGCACCGGATGTCCGCCGTGGGCCACGCGCTCCTCCAATACCAGTTTCATGAGTTCCTTGGTCGGTGGGCTCATATCCTTAAAGCCCTGACCAAAGGGAACAACCGTAAAACCCAAGTCTTCTAGGTTCTGAACCATTTGAACAGCACCCCAGCGGTCAAAGACTATTTCGCGGATGTTATATTTTGTACCGAGCTCCTCGATAAAGGCTTCGATGAACCCGTAATGCACAACATTGCCTTCAGTTGTTTTGAGGAAACCCTGCTTCTGCCATATATCATAATTCACATGGTCACGTCGAACACGCAAATCAATGTTGTCCTCCGGCATCCAGAAAAACGGTAAAATAGTGTATTTATCATCCTCGTCGAGCGGTGGAAAGACCAGTACGAAAGCTGTAATATCCGTACTGCTGGATAAGTCAAGCCCACCGTAGCAGACACGACCACGAAGCGATTCGGGGTCAACCGGAAAGGCGCAGGCATCCCATTTATCCATCGGCATCCAGCGCACAGTCTGTTTTACCCATTGGTTCAGACGGAACTGCCGGAAGTTGTTTTCCTCGGCGGGATTCTGCCTTGCTGATTCAAACGCCGCTTTGACTTTATCCATGCCTACCGTAATACCGAGGGAGGGATTGGCTTTTTTCCAGACCTTTGGGTCTGTCCAGTCGTCCTCCGGCGCCGCACCATATATGACGGGATAGAAGGTTGGATCTTTCTTTCTGCCGTCAATAATATCTACTGCTTTCTGGTGTACTTCCCAACAGATGCCGTTTTGATTATCTCCGGCAGTGGTGATTAAAAAATATAGCGGCTGCATTCGAGCATCTCCGCTCCCCTTGGTCATAACGTCAAATAGCTTTCTATCAGGCTGTGCGTGTAACTCATCAAAAATAACCCCATGAACATTGAAGCCATGCTTTGAATAAGCCTCTGCTGATAGCACTTGATAAAAACTATTAGTCGGCTGGAAAATGAGCCGCTTTGTTGCCGATAAGATTTTAACTCGTTTCCTGAGAGCCGGGTTCATGCGTACCATATCAGCAGCCACTTCAAATACGATGGACGCCTGTTGCCTGTCCGAAGCGCAGCCGTAGACCTCGGCACGTTCCTCACCATCGCCACAAGTGAGCAGAAGTGCGACCGCAGCCGCAAGCTCCGATTTACCCATCTTCTTGGGTACCTCAATGTAGGCGGTGTTGAACTGCCGGTATCCGTTGGGCTTGATGATTCCGAAGATGTCTCGGATAATCTGCTCCTGCCAGTCGATCAGCTCAAATGGTTTGCCAGCCCATTTTCCCTTGGTATGCCTTAGACACTCAATAAAGTTGACCGCATAATCTGCAGCAGCTTTATCGTATATTGAGTCCTTTGCCATAAAAGGGGTTGGCTTATATTTCTTTAGCTTTCTGATATACACCTCCTCCTTCCGAGCATAAAAAATGACCGCCATCGGCAGTTCCGTCAAAATCTATCTTTACGAGATGCAACTTCCGAGGAATTCTCGGCAGTTACTTCGTCGGCGTCCACATCTTTTCAACCTTCGCATAAGACTTCAAGTACCGCGTCGGGAGTTTTTCAGGCGTAAACTCGCCAAATAGAGTCTTAACATCAAAATACTTTTCCAAGGTTGCCTGCTTAACCATACTGTTGGATGTCCAAAATTTTTTAGTACACGCTATCTTGCGTACATTTTCCGCGTCTTTCTCCGTGCCGCGCCATACAATAGCGGATAATATAACCGTTGGCAGGCTATCTGTGCCCATGCTCTCGACCGCCCATATAGAATTGCCTTGGTAAAATATATTGCCCTTATATCCTTGCCCTAAGATTCGGGCGATCTCGCCTCTGTAGTTGCGATAACTCATCGGCCAACACGCCGCCGGTGTCGCAGGCATTGCCCTAAACGGCGTGGAATGTAGTAATATGCTGGTCTGTTTTGTGGTTTTAGGCAATTTGGCATCGACCGATTTAATGTCCTCCACGAATTCCCACCAGTCGTCCTCGGTCTCGGTTGGGTAGCCGATGATGTTGTAAAACTTAACTTGGTGTGGCTTGTCGCAATTGGCAAGGTCCCAGATAAAGCTTTGTAATACATCTCGGTTTATTTTCTTGTTAACCATAACCCTTATGCGCTCAGACATTCCGTCTATTGCTGTTGTCCTCAGTTTATTTAGGTTTATTCTTTGCCCTTTGGCGTAGTTTAACAGTGCAATTTCAACGTCTTCGTTCTTGTTCCAGAGGTCGCTGTATATAAATGCACCTCCTGAGTGCCTTCTGTGCCAGGTATACCCGCAAAACAGACACCGATGATTACACCCTATCATGCTCTCCTTGTAGGTTTGCCTATTTTCTAACTCAATCTCATGAGGATACGGACTTGTGACTTGGTTTAAGTAATAAGATCTGTTCGGGTCAAAAGTCTCGCTATCTACTATTGATAGGTGATCGACGTTGCCCTTTATTAGCTGGTCGATTACTCCTTCGGCTCGCCCTAAGACAAAATAATCAACAAAGGACAAAAATGGTCTTACGTTAAGCACCCCAGCCCCGCCCGCTACGACCTTGTAATTGCCTTTTTGCCATTTGATGCGTTCAGCAACAAACGGCCACCAGTCGCAGTCGGAGGTGATTGAGACTAATACCCAATCGTATTTATGGACGGTTGCACCACCTGCATACTCTACCTCATAACCAGCACGGCGTAATACGTCAACCACCACAGCCATTCCTGCGTTTAGCCTAACGTTATAGCTCTCATTGGCATAGTTTTGTTTGGCATTACGTGATAGGACATAAACACATATCTTCATGGTCACACCTCAAATTCAAAGCCACACTTAGGACACCGGTATGTTTCGCATTGCTTTCCGTCCTCATCCTTTTGCTCATCGTCCAGGTCAAGTGGTCTGAACTGAGTCATTAAACCCTCTATCTCGTCCATATCAAAACCGGTGAGGGAAACATCAAAGGCACCTGCGTTAAACTCTGCCATGAGCTCGGCCAGTTTATTCTCGTCCCAATCGCCCTGTATTTTATTAAGTGCAAGGTTAAGAGCCTTTTCGCGTTTGTCATCAAGCTCTACGACCACGCAGTCGATATCCGTCTGCCCAAGGTCGAGTAGCACTTTCAACCGCTGGTGACCTCCAACCACGTTACCGGTGGTCTTATTCCAGATGATCGGTTCCACATAACCGAACTCCGCAATAGAGCGCTTGAGCTTTTCGTATTCCTTGTCACCTGACTTCAGGTCTTTTCGTGGGTTATATGCAGCTGGATTGAGCTTTGCCGCGGGTATCTTTTCTATCAGCATATAAGCCCCCACTCAGCGAACTTCTCGAAACCGCCGATGCGGTTGATGAAGGCCCTTGCTGTTTCTACGATTCTCTCGTATGGAATGCCGTTCACGGTATCGTCACCGATGGCGCAGACAAGCTCGACCGGCGTACCGGTTTTCTGCGCCTTGAGCCAGGCGTAAATGTTGATGCTGACGTCGGCTTTGGAGAGGTCCTTGCCATGCAGACCACCACCGGTAATGGAATCGCCCATGTCGGAGCCGAGTTTGCGGTTAGTGGCACCGGAGTCAACATCTGTGCCGCCAGTCCAGTCACCAAGTGGGTTAATCTCGGCATCCGAAAAGACTTCACGCAGATCGATGGTCTTTGCGTTGCTCTGGCAGATGATTAGACGGTCGCCGTCCAGAATGTATTTGCCGTCGCTGCCGTAAGTGTCATATAATTGCTTGGCGATGGCTGTGAGCTTTCTCTGCTCATCAGTCACTGGGACACCTTTGAAGATGCCGTTGTCGCCGCAACGGATGCCGTTGATCTGGTTGGCGGCCAGATGCTCATCCTGCGAAAACTCGCGGTAGTCCACCACCATGTTCCCTGCGATACGGGAAACAGCAGCCTTTATCTCATCAAGAGGAAGGGCCACAGAAGTTTCGCTGATAATATGGCAGATGCCGTGGCCAATCAGGACCTCGACGGCAATCTTCGGATTATTCTCTTTTTGATACGCAATGTCGACAAGAGCACCGGCAATACGGTCAGCCAACTTGTCGGGATGCGCCGGGTTTACTTTCTCAAACATATCAGTTTCCTTTCCGAGCGGTGAGCAGCCGCTCCATCAAAACGTCTTGTGGATTTCTGCCGCCGTACTCCACGGCACAGTTTTCTTTCACGACCTGGTAAATCTGATACCAACACTGATTAACTCGTTTCATGTATTCATGACTCATTGCAACAAACGGCGAAGCGATGGCATTGCCGGTAGTGGGATGCATGGCCAAGAAGCCGAACTCGGAGATTGCTTCCTCGCACTGAATCCATCGGGATACTGACATGGCGTACTGCTCAATCAGCTGGTTGTTTACTAACATTTCACAGCCACGAGCCTTGAGCCAGTTCCAAGTTTCACGGTAGACCTCTTCGGCACACAGGTCTTTGCCGTTTTTCTGTGCTGCGCGGAGGTATTCTTTGACCGGTGGAACATCCACTCCTTCGATTTCTGCCGGTTCGGGTAGCACCTTCGCACCGTTTAATCTGCCGTCAGCTATTTTATCGGTCAGATCCTTGGGTTTTCTTCCGGCACCGACACGCTGACCGCCTCTTGCTGTACCATCTTTCGCCACGTTTTCACCCCACTTTCCTGAAAGTCTTTAATACCCCCTTTGATTTCTGATTTTTACACACGCTTGCCCCCGCCGCTGTCCACTGCGAAAGCTGTAGAGATTTGACCCCCCCGGGGTCACCGGTCACCGAGCTCGTGATGGATCTTCGTGTGGCACGACTGGCACAGGCTCATCAGGTTGCTGGCCTCGTGTGTACCACCTTGTGAAACAGGGAGGATGTGATGCACTTCATCAGTGGGAGTTAATCTTCCATCCTCTTTACACATCTCACACAGCGGATGTTCTTGAACATAGCGGTCACGGATTCTTTTCCATGCTCTGCCATACTTTTTATTGACATCCTTTGACCGTTGATATTTGTCATAGCATCTACGTTCAAATACTCGATGCTCTTCGCAGTACCGACCATCCGTTAAGTTGGGACATCCCGGTGTGCTGCACGGTCGTTTAGGTCGTACTGGCACTATAAAAGCCTCCTCTAACCATACTCTACTCCATTTGACCTCGCACTCATAGGCACAGGGCCCTGTAAACAAAAAGCCGCCGCTTGTTTAACGGTAG